TCTGATACCAAGCCCAGCCGGATTCACGTTCATGCGCTTCACTGGACCAATACCAAGCCCCCTGAAACTCGCTTTTGAGGTTGGTGTACAGGAGGGACTGCTCGCGGCGGTTCGGAAGCACTCCGCCTTTTTCTTCGGCCCACTTGGATGCATCCGCCCAGTTCACTTCTTCGGCTTCGCCGGGCAGCAGGATCAAGTAGTGGCTCAGCGTGCCGTCGTCGTTCAAAATCGGTCCTGCGACACGCTCACCCGCGGCGAGCGGAATGGTGACCGCGTCGATATGGAATTCCGTCGCCGAGGCTTGTTTTTTGAACGCCTCGATCATGGCTGTGACACGGCTCTGCTGTTCTTCAATAGCTTCAAGCGTGATCGTCATTAGAAACGCTCCTTGAAAAATTGATAAAGGGTTAAACGGTCAATCTGCGGACGGCACGGGCGCGCAGCTCGCGGTCCTGATGGGTGAGGTCCTGCCCGCCGCTGGTGAAGTAGTGATACCAAGCCCAGCCGGCATATTCCGGATCGGCGTCGGGCGTGTTGGACCAGTACGCAGCTTCCTTGAATTCGCCGCGGTGCTGTTCGAAGGCGATCACCAGTTCGGCGCGCGTCGGCAGATCGGCATTCAAGCTCTTAGCCCACCTCATGGCGTCAGGCCAAGACAGACGTTTCCCGGCTTCATCGGGGAGGAGAATCGTGTGCGTGACATCGCCATTCGCATCGACGAAGCCGCCGAGATAGATTTCGCCTTCAGCGAGCGGTGGGATCTGGATCTGTTGCATGGGTTCTCCCGTTTGGATGGTTTGCGCGCTTAACTCCAGGCGCGTGTGAGTACTCTAGCAAAGTGATAACGTGTTATCAAGAAGAATATCGAAAATCAGCTTGTGCGGATCAGGCCGGAATCCGCGAAATGCAGGTCTGCCATGTCGAAGAAGCGCTTCCGCAGGACATCCATCGCCGTCTTTACCTTCGGCTCATAGCGCTGGATCGTACGTTTGTGAACGCCGACTTTCTCCGCGATCCGCTCGCAGGACATGCACCGCGACTGGCCCAACTCGATCTGTCGGCGCATCAGCAGGAAGCGCATCAAGCCGTTGACGATGCCCGTCTCGGTTGCAAGGTGTAGGTCGAGCACGTAGTTGCCGCCTTTGCGCTCATGCTCGGCCCATGAGTACGAGGCCCATGCGTACGCCTGCAGCAGTTCCGGCATGCCCTCGATGTAACGTCGGACCATCGCGGCCTGGCCGTGCTGATCCTGAATGCTCAGGGCGCCATCCGCGCTCTTGTTTGTGTCGCTCGCGCCGGCCATCGCTCTTTGCGCGTCGGATATCTTGCAGATCGGTTGCTCAACGATGGCATAAGCCCAGCGGAGCAGGGCGTCGGTATCGCGGAAAATCTTCATTCTTCCCCCTTATATTTACTGCAGCGCTGACCATGTTTGCGCGGCGATCCGTCGCGGTTCTTTAGTTTGCAGACGTGAATTACCGTGCCGAACAGTTCTTTGCGTTCTTCGTGGGTGCAGCCGGTACAACGAAAACTTTCCGCGCGGATCAGTTGTTCGAGTGGGTCGCGGTAGCAGTGGTGTGGAAAAGCCATCAACGCCCCCGGTGCAACGCATCAAGCGTCGCATTTAGCAGATCCAGCTCGGTGCACTTGAGAATCCGCAGGTACGTCTTGTCCCCGTGAACGCCATTGCTGCCTTGGTGACAGTCGTCGTGACACAAAGGCAGCACAAGGAAGTTGCCGGCGCGCTGCGCACCACCCTGTCCCTCTCGGATGTGATGAACATCGGTGACTGACTGTTGCTGGCGACCCAGCAATGTGCAGCATATGCAGTTCATCTTCTTGACGCGCGCCATGTGCTCGCGCTCGGATTTGGTGGCGTTCTTGCTCACGACAGAAACTCCACCGCCCATCGCCCAAAGCGGTAGACGCGCCGGAATCCAATGCGCTCAGAAAACAGGCGAGGGCGATCCTTTTCGATGGACACGCCATAGCCGCGAACTCGGAAAAATAACCCGACGTGGCAGGTGTATAGATATGTGTCTGCGCTGATTAGGATTCTCATTTCTTGGCTGCCCTTTCGATAAGATCGGCGGCGACAAGAAACGGAATCCACGCCCATCCGTAATGCTCAGTCGCTACCAAATACGTGCCGCTAGCGAGACTTACTAGGACGATCGACATGTGTGCGAAATTCATCATCCGCGCACTCCCTGTTTCCATCTGACGAAAGGCAATCTGATTTGCTCGTGAAAGATCGCCGCAGCCTCGGTGCTGCTATCCAATTCGGCGCGACTTTCAACGCCGCAGATTGCGCGTATAGCGGTAGCGGCACTGTCGGCATTGGTGACAATAGGGAATATCGCGTCGCCCTCCCATGCGCCAAGGAATCCCCAGAATTCGGGCTGCTGACAAAACATGCCGGCCAGCTTGGCAAGCGCGCCTCCCTTAGATTCTTTTTCGTCCTGCTTGGGAGGCTGAATTGGCTGTTCGTCATCGCCCACCTCCACAAGGACCGCCATGAAACGATGACCGGCGGTATTACCCTTGCGTACGGTCAATGCGCGGAAGGCGTCAAGATCGGATGGATCGGAAAGCCACAGAACGATCTTCGCGCCCCCGCTGTGCGTTTCTGACCATGAACACAATTGGACTTCCCCGGCGAATGTCGGCTTTATAGAATGTGCTTCCACGTCTTTCCCTGCTCAATAAAGGTGATGGTTCGACGTGAGACATTGAATGCCGCCGCTATCGCGCGCTGCGATTCTCCAGCGGCCCTTCGCCGACGAATTTCTCTGACTTGTTCTTCCACCAGTTTTGCGCGATGACTCGCCGATCCATGCGGAACCAAGTGCGGGTGAGTCTTTGACCAATGGCGGTCACCAGCGCCGCCATGTGCGCGCCCCTTGCGCTTCTTATCCTGGTTGTTGTCGTTAACAGTCCCAACAAAATGATGTTTGGGGTTACAGCACGGCGGGTGATCGCATGAATGGCACACAAGCATGCCAGCGGCCGAGCCTTTCGCTAGTTCAAACGCTACTCGGTGAGCGCGAAGATTCGTTCCGGCAGCCCAAAATGCGCCATAGCTGTCGTCGCCGCTTTTATTCGCGCTTCCCGCAAGCCAGGGCCAGCAATCATCCTCGCCGCAAATGTCGACCTTCGACCAGAAGCGCGCCACATCTTGCTCTGACAGTACGAGCAGCTTTCTCCCGTGAGATACGGTTCTTCTTTCACTCATGACCGGCTCACCGCATCAAAAATCTCCACGTACCCACGCATCCAGCTATCGTGTAGAGTGCTGCCAGGCTTGTAGGGGCAGAAAGCGAATCCATATGGCCTGTATGTCCCAACGCGTCGGCCGATCTGGAATGCTTTGGCGCCCTCGTCTTCAACTGATGGGAGGACGATAACGGGCGTCATGCCGCGCTCCCATCCACAGGCATGCGGTCACATACCTCAAGGCTCTCCAGCATCTGCGAACACTTATTGCAGTAGACGTTGCCCATCGCGCTGATCCGAAACAAGGTGCTTCCGCAGGTGTGCTGAACAACCCCCTCTTGTTTCACTTCCTGCGGGTACTTGTGCTGAATCTTCAGGGTGTGGATGGTGGCGGTCATTTCGTCTCCTTGACCGTGATGCCGTGTACATGGAGCATCAGCTTGGCTTTGAGAATGAAGTCCTTAGTGCGGACGCCTTTCACGTCCTCCACGACCTGTTTCCCATTCAGGTCATAGACAAAGTCGGCGATGTATTTGACTGATCGAATGGCTTTGCCATCCGCGTCACGCTGCGCCGGGATCAAGATGTATTCGACCTGTCTACGGAGGTTGCTGATCGATTTCTGTCGCTGCATCATCAGCAGCTCCAAATAGCGCGCATGCTCACGCTTGGAATCGAATGTGCCGGCCTCGGTCTGAACCTTGACGTTGCGATACTTCCTCACGCGACGCGCTCCTGAATCCACTCCAGCCCGCGAGCGAGACAGCTCAGCGCCCAGATCGCGCCAGCGAACGGCACCAGGCAGACGGTCACGGCGGCGTAGATCAGCGCGCCGACGAGGGCGGAAATAAGGGTTAGGGCGCGCTTCATGCCTGATCTCCAGACAAATTTGCTAGTCGTTGCGCAGCGGCTTGCAGGCGTGCGTTGAACCAACGCCGAATGGCATACGAGCGCGCGATTGAGATGGCTGTGTAGATCAGGCCCATCACAAAGTTGGCGCTGGGCGAGATATGCAATCCAAATAAAGGAAAGATCAGAAGGTTGGCGAAATAGTTGATCGAGAACCCGATCACCACATTGATAATCGCTTCGTAAAGCGAGCCGAGGCGAGTTTGGGTCATTTCAAAACCTCGGTGACTTGGATTGGCGGGTGGCCATGTACTGCTGCATTGGATTCCGCGATCAGGCGCGCATCGGCCTCGCGCGCTGCGTGTTCGGCCATGCCTTTGGTGTCGGCGATGCTGTAGTGATATGGGGCTTTGTCGGCGTAGCGTTCGCGAATGATCGGCATCAGCGCCTCAAACTTGGCGCGTACCGTGGCTAGTTCGCCGTGCAAGCTTGGCGGCCGGTCGTCAACCAACTTGCCAGCGTGCTTTGCATCAATCAGGATGCCGATACACGCAAGCGCATTGGCAAGGTGCGGTGTCCCATCCGTTGGATCTAGCTCCTCACCTTCCCACCAAGCGTCGACGTGTCTGTCCAGCGCAGCCTTGTAGACGGAAGCCCGCGCACCTGCGCCGCGGTAATTCCAAGCGCCGTACTTGACGTTGCCAAGAAAATGCGAAATCGCCTGATAGGCCTTCACGATTGGCGAAACCAAGTGAGACGGCAATTTGTTCGTCGCGATCGCGTCCTTCGGGTTGGTTGGCTTTTCGCTCATTCCGCTTCTTCCTCCGGCCGCATGCCAGCGATGTAACCTCGCTCCCACTGCGATGCGTGCTCTGATTTGTAAGGGTAGGGGTTGGCGTTGAACGGCAGGCCATCTCGCGCGGCTTGCTTGCCTTCTTCTCGGAGTTGGTCGATACGGATGAGAGAAATTCCTTCTTGAGTCATGCGTCCTCCCACAAAATCGACTTTCGCTGCACTCCGCCGAGCCGCCCCTGAAGGATTCGCTGGAGCGCCTTAAAATCAGCGAAAGAAAGCCCTTCGGCTTCATCTGTCTGCACGAAGTGATCGCGTTGCGACTCCAGCATGTCTCTGTTGTCGTCCACGATGGCGTAGTGCGTTACCTCCGGATGGCGGTTAAGCCAATCTTGAATTTCCTCGCCGCGCACACCTGGCAGGTCAGGCGTCTTGTCGAAAATCGGGAGATCAAGGCCATTGGCGCACGCATGTACTGCATGCGTGCCGTGACGCCATGAAGAAGACAACACGATGGAGGCGTTTTCCTTTTCGCAAAGCACGCGAATTAGGCCAACAGCCACCCAATCAAAACGCTTTTTGTTTTCTTCATCGAAGCAGTGCGGAAAGTAGCCTGTAGCCACAACCGTGCGCCGACTGTTGAGGACGCCATCGATATCAAGGAACAAAACTTTCATGCCGTCACCTTCATCGGATTGCACGGCGCATTCATGCAGGTCGGGATGATTGGGCCATTGACAGTGCCGCAACGCGGGCAAATCCATCCCTGCTTTGGCTGAGATGCCGGATTGCCATGCATGATCGAAAGCTGCTTCGCTTTCATGGCGCATGGACATTCGGGTTCGCCTTTTTGTGGCCCAGTACAGAAGCACTGCCCGCTAGTGACAACGCGATGAGGATCGTTGATGTATTGAGTCATGCAGTCACCTCGTCGTGTTCAAATTTGTGGACCGGAACTCCGTTGATTGGTCGCAGGTATCTGTCAGGCACGCAAATGTCTGCGGACATTCCTTCCTTGCCGCTACGCTCATAGGTGACATGCAGTGGGTCTCGCGCCTTGCATCGCCATGCCGGAAGACCATTGATAGCGTCAACCGTATGGAGTACCTCAACGATCCTTCCTTCGTCGACGCAATCCGACGAGAGATATGCAAGATCACCGGGCTTGCAGTTCATCACCGCCCCCAAGGCGCGCCTTCAGCCACGCGCCAGTGCGAATGCAGGTATTCGGTGTAGCCGACCATGTCGCCGGTCGGTGTGCGGCGGACCATCTCGCGTTCGGATTCGCTCATGGCCCAGTAGACGCGGTGGCCGGCGGTGTTGCGGCCTGTGCGCAGCTGGAAGTTGTCGACCGCCTTAGTGCATAGCTTTTCTAAGCGCTTGGCTGTTGACTTGAAGGTATGGACGAGATCGTCAATGGTGAACTGCTCGCCCGCATACAGGTTCAACTCATGGACGAGTTGAACCATGCGGACGGCGCGGGGATTCTCTGTGTTGGCTCTCATGCTGCAAACATCTCCGTATGTGTTCGAACTTGCCGAGTGGCGGCGTCGACTTGGCCAACCGTGCAGAGCGACAGCTGATCGAACCAGAGGTCCAGTACCTCGCGGATGGCGCGGAGCGCATCGCCATCAAAGCCAAGCCTTCCCGTGCTCTCAAATCGATCGCGAGCGCGCATCATCCCGTCGTTTGCATCCATTAGCGCCGGCATGATTTCCTCGCCGATGCCTCGGTTGGCGAGGGTGCAGGCGTGATTCATTGCACTGGCCAGTGTGTTCCAGTCTCCCGGGGCGCCTGCGCCTTTGCTAATGCTCTCTAGAGCGGAGAACACGGCAAGCCGAAATCGGTCCACGTCGCCATCCCGCATCTGCGATGCGCGGGCGGCTACCATGGCTCGCGAAGCCTGCTTCTGCGCGAGCGGCCGATAGTGCTTTCTTGGTTTGCGGTTTCCTGCCATCAACGCTTCCCCTTGAGCCAATTACGCCGCGCCTGCGATTGCTCCACGGGCAACGGATCAAACTTTTCGCAATCTCGTGCCCACGTAACGTTCTTGAACATGCCGACCATCGAATCGAACGCGCAGTGTCCTGATCCCGCTTTTGCATTGGCCCTGTCGGACCTCATATCGCAATGGCGACAGTCAATGCATTCGGGCATAGCATGGTAACAATGCTGATAACGTGTTATCAGTATAGTTAAAATGAAGCGGTGTGGGTAGAGGTTTTTGCAGAATTCGAGATAGATTTTTTTTCCTGTTCGCGCGTCATCTCCTTGGCGCGCTGTTTGGCCGCCGTCGTGCGCTCCCTATCTGCGGCAGACTCGGCTTCACGTGCTCGTTGAAGTTGCTCAGTTTTCGGCGTAAGCGTCGCCATCATGGCCTTCAGCCTCGCCAACCCTTCGGGGTAGGCATCTTGCGTTTTCGGCTTGGGTGGCGGTAGTAGAGCGGCGGCTTTGGGTGCCGATAGCAGTCCAGCCGCGACGGCCTGGTTCACAACGCGCTCTCGCTTCTCTGCATCCCACCCAAGCGAAGCCTGCCATTCAACCGGCTTGCCGGCGGCACGGGCCTCGGCGATGATCCGGTTGTAGGCGTCCTTGAACGCCATCCGGGCCCCGACTTCATCGCCGGTTTCGAGTACGGTCTGAGCGATGCTGAACGCCGCCATGATCTCGGGTGTCGTGATGATGGTTTCCGACTCATCAAGGCCGGTCAGTGCGCGTGCCCAGGCTTCGTCGGCGCCGAGTCGGCCATCTCCGCCGCTGGAGCCGCGCAAAAGGCTAAGCAGTTGCCCGATGGTCGGCGGATACTTCGGCTCGGTGGCGATATGACTCATGCATGCGCCCCGAACGGCGGCCATGTCGAAGCCGACCAACATTTCCCACCACACTCGCAAGGTCGAGTTCATTGGCTGTTCGCGGTGGTAGTTGTCGAACGTTGCGCGGATCACTTCCGCAAATTCCTTCCTGTCCTGCTCATGCATGGTCACGCTCCATGTCGATCGTCATGCCGTCATCGGGCGGGCCGTCAAACGTTGCCAAAAATCCCTCAACGCTCCGGTCATCAACCGGAACCCCAGCCCCAAGTTGGCCGACGTACTGCGCGAACTTAGTGGCGTTGAACAACGTTTCAGGCCTCAAGTATTGTGCCCGCTTCGGATCTTTTGCCCATTGCTTGACCTTCAGATCAATCACGGCGCGCATCTCCGCAGGCGTCGCGCCCTCCTTGAGGCGAGCGCGGATCAGTTTGATGTTCGACGGCACTGGTCGATAGCCACGATTCGCTGCAACGTTCAGATACGCGAGGATCTTTTCGGGCTCATCGTCCGGCTTGCCGGACAAGTGTTCTCCTAGGGTATCCGGTATCAGTGAATCAGGAATCAGTGAATCAGGAATCAGTGAATCAGGAATCAGGGTGTTTTGCCCCCCATCTTGACCACCATCTTTAACTGTTAAGTCACCGTTAGATGTCTGTCTTAATGGTGGCTCGTCGGGTTTTTTCTGTTCTTTAACTGTTAGGCGGTATGGCTCAAGTCTGCGATTTCCAGTGATGTAACCATTCTTGCCTCGTTCGTGGATGGTTAGGAAACCGTTTTCATCAGGGCAGTGACCGTCTTTCTCTGTGCCGTGCGGAGTCTGGTGATCGAGAAACTTGACGATGAAAATGAATCGCTCGCCGCAGACCTCGTATCGCCGGATAAAGCCGTGCTCGGCCAGTTCTGCGAGTAGGGGCTCTACCTCGATTGAGTCGTAGGGCAGTAGTTCCCCCTTGATCCTCTTGGGGCGATCCTCTAGGCGTCCTTCGCGATCAGCGAGCATCCAAAGCCCGGGGAAGATGAGGCGCGCCCACACCGAGCACTCGGCAAGATCTTCGTTCTTGAAAAGACCTGGCTTGATGTTTCTTGCTCTGGCCATGATCTATCCACGCGCCAGCATGGCCGAGTGTGATTTGTTTGCCTTCATGTGGTTTCCTCCAGCCTCCTAAGGAATGTAGGGTCGAGCGAGCGCGGACCCGGAGACAAGGTCCGCGCGGCGGTGGCCACCGCCTGCTCGATGAAGAGATGCTATTCCGCACTCTTGATAACACGTTACCAGGCGCGGAAAAATTTTTTACTGCTGTTTCTGTGCCAGTTCGGGCATCTGATCCGCCACTTTGAATTCAGCGCTGGAGCCCTTGGATGCCTTCTCCAAACGTCTTGCGAGCTTGATGCCGATCACGCCGCGATGGCGAGACATGCGAAGCGTGTTCATAGTGGCATCGGCCTTCTTGAGCACGCGGGTGCGTTCTGCCTTGCGCCGCTCGCGCTCGCCGGGGGTGAGGTTCTGGCTGTTCAGGCACATCGCGTCAAGCCATTCGACTAGGTTCATGCGGTTCTCCCACAGGTTGTTTTGGTGAGAACACTTTATCACGATAAGCGGTTATCTCCATGGGCACATGTTGACAATGGTGCTATCACGCCTACAATCCAGACATGAACCAGAACGAGATACGACAACTCAACTTGTCGCTGCTGATCAATGAGGCGGGGACCATCAACGAACTTGCGGCGCGCACGGGGGTAGGGCGCGTCTATATTTCCCATTGCAAGAGTGGATTTCGTAACATCGGGGATGATGTTGCTCACCGCTTCGAAGATGGAATGAAAAAGCCGCATGGATGGATGGACGTTCCGCATATTCCAGACGGTCACAAGATGGCGGCGGCAGATGTACACAGCCGCCTGTTGAAGTTGCCGCGGCCGGTAACGGATGTTGTTGCGGCGTTTCTTCGGTTGATAGAGAATCCAGACGGAGGGGATGATGTACTGGGGCAAATCAACCTGGCTGCGCCCCGAGCCGGAAAATCTAAGGGGCGGGTAGTTACCCTAAAAGACAATGACGCACAGAACAAGACAAGCGAACGTAATTCCAATGTTCCCAAGCGGCGCTAATGATATCGCTCCAGGCGATGAGCTGAGGGATCTTGCAGATGCCTACGAATCCGGCGATGTCGAAGGGGTACTTATCGCCTATGTGACGCGTAGCGGGGAAGTGAAGTACAAGACAATGGGGGCCTTGGCGGAGAAGGAAAACCTTCGCCATGCCGCTACTGTTGCGGAAGAGTTGAAACGGCGGCTTGAGCAACTCGCTTTTTTTTGCCCGCGATGAGAACACGTTCTCAAAATGGTTGCATGTATGCGCCGTATCTGCTATGATGTGTGTACGTTAGAGAAGCATTAGCCATAAAGTGACAGCAACATGCGCCCCATGAGCCCGACATCGTTCGGGCTCTTGTAATTTTGGGCGTCAGAAATCACTGTAGGCTAGATGCAACGTATCAGTGTTGCAAAAATTTAATGTCTGCTTAAAGCAGGGCCCCACTCTGAGGTGGGGTCGCGTCTGGTTTCATGTGTCCGGCGCCGAACTTCCCCCGTTGCGCGACCCCTGCGCCGATCACGGGGCCGCGCCTAGACTCTTCTGTTTAGATTTTGAGGCCGCCCCCGCGATGGGGAACTTGCGACCATTAGATCGTTTTCCATTGCCGGGAACCTCCTTGTTAAGCGCTTCGTCGGGATTGTTGATAACAGAATAGCTGATAGGCGCGACTATAGATAAAGAGTTATCAAAAATCAAACATTTGGCGTTTTTGTGTAGCGCAGCAAACACACTTCATCCGTCCGGATGATCCTGATTCAATCGCCGAGACTGCGGCCAGCGCCGTTGAATGCGAACCCGCTTCGAACAGGTTGCGGCGATTGAATGAGGGAATTTGAGAATCATTGGGCTGCATACGGTTATCAGCGTCCGATGATCCTCACACATGCGTCATGGGCTTCCTCCCGTCTACAGCAACAGCCGGGAACTGGGGCTTGGTCTTGTTGCTGGGGCCACCGCACTATGCGCGGGGCATGACGCAGTTGTGAGGGAATGCGCGAGTGCTGATCGCGCGAGTGGCGCGGATGCTGGGCTTTGGACGCCGTGCCTTGCAATGATCGTCGGATAGCATGGATCGGCGGGAGCTTGATGAGGAGGTCGCCCAAGCTGGGGATCAGCGCCAGCCCCTCGGCTTGCATGAAAGGATCGCGCCTCTGCGCTGCCCACGACTTCACAGTTGCAGTTGCGGGCCTTTCAATGGTGTGCACCCCGTTAGCTTTGCGAAAGCACTGGAGCGGATGAAATGGTAGGGCCGTTCGCGTCGCTGGGGCGGACACGACGCCGAAGGAATAATCGGCCGCTTGACTGGCGTAACCAGTCTCCTCAATGGAGCGCGTTGTTCTTGGGGTTGGTGGCTTGACGCGCAGCCGCATGCTAGCCCGTTCCATTGAGGGCGACAGCGATAGCCGAACTTGGATGCGCCAAGTCTTCCCAGTAAGCGCCCATCGGGCCACAGGGTAGAGCGCACAGCCGCATGGATGCGGCGCACAGGCTATCCCTCACGTAAGACGTATGGGCTGAGTAACCCAGCGCGGTGATTCCCTCAACCATGCGGGCTTGGCCGAGTGGCATAGGCACCTGCCTTCCAAGCAGTGAAGTCCGGTTCGATCCCGGAAGTCCGCTCCAGTTTTGCGGTATGGCGCAGTGGCAGCGCAACGGGTTCATACCCCGAAGGTCAGTGGTTCGAATCCACTTGCCGCAACCAACTCCCCTCGTGCGTTGCACGATTTGCCCGCGCTGAACGGGCTTTTTCTATTCGCACCATGCCGCGGCCACAATGCACGTTCTCAGATGACGAGATCATCTCTCCAAGCGGATGGGGGCGATCTGTCTTGCCGTTCTTGTATGACCAGGAAGGCGAGGACGAGGCGATTGATGTAATCGGCCACGGGGATTTATTACATGTTGAAGTCTTGCCGGAGCGGTGACCATGGATGGCGACGCAACCATTGAAGGCTGGGATCTGATCGCGCGAGCAGAGCGCTTGCCGAATGCCTAACATGACCTACCCCAACAATCAGAACGTCGCGGCCGGTGCTATCCCTGTCTACATCGTTGCCCAGCCCAATAGTGGGCCGTGGCCGAATGTGCAGAGCAAGGCGAATGGAGCAATCCCGGTCGTCTTCGTGGCGCGGCCTGGCGCGGGCCCGTGGCCGAACGACCAATCGAAGGCTGCGGGCGCAATCCCGGTGCGCGTTGTGAGTGCGCCAGTTGGCAACGGGCCATTCCCGAATGACCAAGGGCAGAACGGCGGCGCCATCCCGGTTTGGGATGCCACATCTCTGCCGGCCCATGCCGCAACGTATCCAAATGCACAGAACAAGGCCGGCGGAGCGATTCCGGTCTGGAGAGTCAATTGAGCACGGCACGCAAGAAGCTTTCCGCTACGGTGGATGCTTTTGCTCAACGCCCAAGGCCGCCTGCAGTGCTGTTTGATGCAGAGAATTGGTTTCGGCGCTTCATGCCCGCAGATGGCGTTGCAGAGTGGATTGAGGCTTGCCTTATGAGGGAAGGGTCGCCCCTCCACAATCCAGACCACCAACATCTGAGAGATGCTGATATCGCCTATCTGTGGGCGAATCAGCAGAACTCGAGCAAGATGCGTCGCGTCGTTGGCCAGTGCGAGGAAGTGACGTTCCGTTGTGGTGCTTGGCAGAAGGGGCGCCAAGAGCAGCAAATGGAAGAGTGGTTTGGGCGCGTTCCCGCCTACCTGATTACGTTGGATGCGAAATACGCAGTCGAATGCTCCGATATCGAATGGTGCGCGCTCATTGAGCACGAGTTGTATCACCTGGCTCAGAAAACCGATGAGTTTGGCGCGCCAGCCTTCACCAAGGATGGGATGCCCAAGCTTGGCATCCAAGGACACGACGTAGAAGAGTTCGTTGGTATCGTCAGGCGGTATGGAGCAGGAGCTGCGGCTGGCGACACTGCCAAGCTAGTGACAGCTGCCCAACGTGTGCCGGAGATCGCGGAACTCAACATCGCACAAGCCTGCGGCACGTGTCTCCGAAAAGTGGCTTAAACATTACCTCAGCATTACAGAGATTTGAAAATGGCAGCGCTCACCGATGACGTGAAGGCGTTTGTCGTGCAAGCGCTCGCATGTTTTGATACTCCGACGCAAGTTGCGAACGCCGTAAAAGAAGAGTTCGGGTTAGAGATTACCCGGATGCAAGTATCGACCTATGACCCTACAAAGTTCATGGGGAGAAACCTCAGCAAGAAGTGGCGCGAAATATTTGATGCGACGCGTGAGGCTTTCTTAAGAGATCAGGCGACCATTCCAATTGCCAATCAAAATTTCCGTCTGCGCGCATTAGATCGCCTTTATCAGAACGCCGCGAGCCGCGGCAATGCCGCTCTTGCGGCGCAACTGTTGGAGCAGGCCGCGAAGGAAGCTGGTGGCTCATTCACCAACCGACGCGAAATGACGGGAAAAGACGGGGCGCCTCTGCTGCCGACGAATCCACAAGAAATGACAGATGAGCAACTCGCCGCTATCGCCGCAGGAGGCAGCGCGCGAACTTCTCATTCGACGTAGAGCCCGGGAAGACGTACTCGCATACGCCCAGGCCATTGAAATTCCTGGGAAGCCAGCCAGCGAAGATCCTGATGCGGAATTTTTCGAGCCCATCGAATCAACGATGGCTCGGCATCATCGCCTCATTCTTGAGACGATGGAGCGCATTAGTAAGACGCCGCACGGGCGGGCTATGTTCTTCATGCCGCCGGGCTCCGCGAAGTCGACGTACGCATCGGTTGTATTCCCTTCGCGGTATCTCGGTGCAGAGAAGAATCGCAAGGTAATTCTCGCAAGTTATGGCGATGATCTTGCCCGGAAGATGGGTCGGCGCACGCGGTCGATCATCAAGCAAAAGCGTTTTAAGGGCATCTTTGGCTGTGAACTGACATCGGAGTCTTCGGCCGCGCAAGAGTTCTCGCTGACAAATGGCAGCGAATACATTGCAAGCGGCATTCTCGGCGGTGTCACTGGTAACCGTGCGAACGGGATCATCATTGATGATCCGGTGAAGGGGCGCGAGCAGGCTGATTCGCCGACGATCCGCGATAAGACATGGGATGCCTATAACGACGATCTGAAGACTCGTCTGATCCCGGGCGGCTGGGTTGTCATCATCCAGACGCGTTGGCACGAAGATGATCTGGCTGGGCGCATTCTTCCTGAAGATTGGAGGGGCGAAAGTGGCTCGATTCTTTGCCGAGACGGGAATGTCTGGGAGGTCGTCTGTCTTCAGGCTCGTTGCGAGGTTCAGAACGACCCTCTGGGTCGAAAGATTGGTGAATATCTCTGGCCAGAATGGTTCACAGAGAAGCACTGGTCCCAGTTCCAGAACAATGTCCGCACTTGGGCGTCGCTCTATCAGCAGTTGCCTCGACCGCTTGAAGGAACGCTATTCAAGGTCGAGAACATGTTGGTCGACGGGGCGCCCGTTCTATGGCCACAGCGTTGCGATTATGTGTTTGCTGTTCTTGATTCGGCATTGAAGACCGGAGACAAGAACGACGGTACGGGCGTGACTTATTTCGCCCGGAATCGGCACCTTGGACACAAGTTGGTCATTTTGGATTGGGATATCACTCAGATTGAGTCCGACTTGATCGCAGAATGGTTTCCCAATGTCATGTCGCGCGTCGATGAACTGGCACGTCTCTGCGGCGCCAGGATGGGAAGTGCGGGTAGTTTCGTTGAGGACAAGGGAAGCGGCATTACGCTCCTTCAGCGAGCACAGCGCAGCGGTTGGCCGGCACAGGCTATCGACAGCAAGTTGACGTCAATGAGCAAGGACGCGCGCGGCACTGGCGTATCCGATTTCGTTCACTGCGGTGACGTGAAGATTAGCGAGCACGCTTATAACAAGATCGTCGAGTACAAGGGCCGCGCTCAAAACCATTTCCTTAGTCAGTTCTTTGGATATCGGCTTGGCGTACCCAACCAAGCCGACGATTTATATGACACGGGCGTCTACGGCATTGCGATTGGCCTAGGTGACTCAGACGGTCTCTAACTTTTCGGCATCTACATGGCGGACATCAAAATCCAGGGCTCGCGCCTCACCTCGAGCCTGATGGAACTCTTGATGGCTGACGAGTTGGAGCCGGGTAGTCAGCCAAGCTATCAGCTTGCCAAGGTGATCTATAGCTACCACCCGCTCGGAAGCAAGATCGTCGATCAGCCAATCAAGTTGGCGATGAGCAAGAAGCGGAAGATCTCAATTCCGAATTCTCCGGAGGAGCGCGTACGCGAAGCCTTCGAAGAGAAGTGGGCTGAGATCAATGCGAACGAGTACATCGCCAATACGTGGCGTCTGGCCAAGATCTACGGCGCCTCAGCGATTGTCTATGGCGCAAAGGGTGTTGACACAAACGCCACGATTAAGCCGGAAGACCTAGCGAAGCACGAACTGTACTTCAATGCGTTGGACCCGCTGAATACGGCGGGATCGCTGGTATTGAATCAAGATCCGAACGCGCCGGACTTCCAGAAGCCGACGATCATTACGGCGGCCGGCCAGACGTATCACCCATCGCGCACGTGCGTCTTCTTCAACGAAGCGCCGCTGTACATCCAGTACACCGATTCCGCATACGGTTACACGGGCCGATCGGTTTATCAGCGCGCTTTGTTTCCGCTGAAGTCGTTTGTGCAGACGATGATCGCCGACGACATGGTGTCGCGGAAGGTCGGGGTGATTGTCGCCAAAATGAAGCAGGCAGGGTCTATTGCTGATCGGGCGATGGCGGTGCTGCAGGGCATCAAGCGGAACGTCGTTAAGGAGGCCGAGACCAACAACGTCATCAACATCACGCCAGAAGAGGCAATTGAGACGTTGAATCTCCTGAACGCCGACGGCGCGTTGACTACGGCGCGCAAGAACATTCTGGAAAATATCGCCGCGGCAGTTCCCCAGCCGGCGAAGCTGCTCAACTCCGAATCGTACGCCGAAGGCTTCGGCGAGGGCACGGAAGACGCCAAGGATGTCATCCGGTACATCGAGCACGAGCGCGAGACGGTGCAGCCGCTCTTCAAGTTCTTCGACCAGATCGTGATGCGGTTGGCGTGGACGCCGGAGTTTTATTCGACCATTCAGGCGACGGTTCCGGAATACAAGGACGTTGATTACGACACGGCGTTTTACCAATGGAAGAACGCCTTTGAAGCCATTTGGCCGTCATTGCTTGAAGAACCAGAATCAAAACTTGTTGAAGTTGAGAAAGTCAAGCACGAATCAATTATCGCCGTGCTTGAAGTCATGCTTCCAAATCTTGATCCGGACAACAAAGCGCGCCTGATGGAGTGGGCGGCCGACAACTTGAACGAGTCGAAGCGGCTATTCCCGTCGCCGCTGATTCTGGATTACGAAGATCTGCGGTCGTATGAGCCGCCGACACCTCCAGAAATGCCGAGCGATCCGAAGCCGCACAACATCTGAGTTTGATTCACGATGGATAGCAAGGTCATTCCACTGCTTGATGCCTTGTTCGATTTGCGCGAGACGGATTTTTCGGAGATCGAGAGGTACATCGATTCATCGCCTTCTGACTCTGCTCGCGAGCTTGCCGTTGTGCTAAATCGAATTCAGGCAATGGCGCTTGCCAGGATCTATATCTGATGGCCGAGTCCTTCTACAAAGTCGTCTCCGATGCCATCCGCGAGTTTGAGGAAAACGGATTCGACAGCGCGGAGCGCTTGGCCTATTGGACTGACAAGATCAGAAAATCGGCCGTTGCGTCGATGGTGCCAGAGAGCGCCCTAGATGAGATGCTTCGGGCGACGCTGGGTGGCATCTACAAGCGCCTCATCGACGATGGTCAAATCCTCAAGACGCACAAGGGCGTACAGCGTTTCACGGTTGATCGACTGAAGCCAAAGCTGCGCGGCGAATTGGACCGCCGGCTGATGGTGTCGCGCAACCTGATCAAGCTCAACCGAGAGGAAATGGTTGAGAAGACAGTACGGCGCTTTGCTGGCTGGGCATCCTCGGTGCCGGCTGGCGGAAGTGGGGCCGTCGAGATTAAGGATGTGAAGGACAACATCCGCAAGGCACTGACATCGCTCCCGTTTGAAGAGCGCCGATGCGTCATTGATCAAAGCCATAAATTCACGGCCGCCCTGAACGACATCATCGCCGTCGATGGTGGCGCGATTGCCATGCGCTGGAATATTCGGCGCTCGCCTGGCTATCACAACCGTGTTGAACATAAAGAGCGAGATCAAAAGGTCTACTTGTTGCGCTCGAGCTGGGCGAAGGATAAGGGACTGGTTAAGCCGGGCCCCGATGGCTACTACGACGACATCACAAAGGTTGGCGAGGAAGTTTCGTGCTCGTGCTTTGCCACATGGTTGTATGCGCTTCGGGATTTGCCTGACGACATGTTGACTGGCAAGGGACGAGAAGCCTTGGCTGAGGCGAAAGCCAAAGTCGCCGCAATGAGAAGCTGACATGCCACTTGAAAAAGGATCATCCAACGAGGTCGTCGGCCACAACATCGCAGAACTGCGCCACGCTGGGCATCCTGAAAATCAGGCGATTGCCATTGCAATGCATGAGGCTGGCCGCAGTAAAGCCGACGCCGAGCCCACGCAAGCCGCTGGCACTCTGATCATTGCGGATGGCAGGATTTTGTTCCTGCGCCGCGGCAATGGTGGCGATCACCCGGGAGAATGGGCATTTGCTGGTGGCAAGGTCGAGGATGGCGAGACGCCAGAAGAAGCCGCCCGCCGCGAAACTCTCGAAGAAGCCGGATACGAGCCGCACAAGCTGATTCAGATTGGCAAATCGAATGACGGCGCGGTTGAGTTCACGACGTTCTATCACGAGTGCCGGCCATTCGATGTTGCGCTGAGCGACGAAAGCACGGAGTTCATGTGGGCGCCGATTGGATCGTGGCCAGAGCCATTGCATCCTGGCTGTCGATTCGTGCTCGAGTCTGACGCTTTCAAGGCGGTCAAGAAGGCGCACATGACGGAGACGGAGCTTGCGCGCGCAATGGTCGCGGGCGAATATTCGTCGCCGCAGTTTTTCCACAACATGTGGTTGTTCGCGATCCGCATTACTGGAACGGGGACGTCTTATCGATCGGTTGATGACGAATATGTCTATCGACCGCCAGAGCAATATTTGAATGAAGAGTTCTTGGCGCGTTGCAATGGCCTAACGGTCATTGTTGATCATCCGGAGGCCAGAACACTTGATTCAAAGGAATTCAAGAAACGAAACGTTGGGTCGGTTCTGCTCCCATTCATTGCGCGCACCGAGATCGTTGGTGATTGTGTTATTCCGATCGCTGATTGGGAAAACGGCGATGAGGTGTGGGGGATCGCCAAGATCTACGACGAAGCGACTGCGACATTGATGTCGCGTGAACAGCTTTCTACGTCACCCTCTGTTTCGTTCCGAAATCCAAGCGTTGAAAACACCACCGCTACTCTCGACGGTGGCCAGACGTTGTTGATCGAGGGAAAACCGTGCCTGCTCGACCACATCGCGATTTGCGAAGTCGGCGTGTGGGATAAGGGCGGCCCGCCATCTGGCGTATCCACCACTAACGTTCAGGAACCTGAAATGACTGAAGAAGAGCGTAAGGCCAAGGCGGACGCCGAGGCGAAGGAACTCGAAGAGCGTGCCAAGGCTGACGCTGAGGCGAAAGCCAAGGCCGACGAAGAAAAGGCCAAGGCAGACGCTGAAGAAGAAAAGGCGAAGGCTGATGCAGAGAAGTGGGACAAGCTTATGTCCGCTGTCGATTCTCTGTGCAAGCGCATGGACGCCTATGACGGCGCACCCAACGACAAGAAGGCCGATGCTCTGCCTGCCGAAGAAATGAAGGTTGGCGACAAGAAGGCTGACTCGGAAGAAGAAGCCAAGCAGAAGGAAGCTGAGGCCGCGAAGCTGAAGGCCGAGGCCAAGGAAGAAGAGGCCAAGGCCGATGCCGCCGAAAAGAGCGCGCTGCTCGAGCGCATCTCTTCGCTGGAAAAGATGCTGGTCCAAACCGCCCAGCTCACGCCGAAGCCCGTGACTGACGCCGAGTATGCCGCGATGGCAGATGCTCAAGCCAAGGCCGACAGTGTGTATTCGGCATTCGGCAAGCAAGCCAATCGCCCGCTGAATGGCGAAGACCTGCTGTCCTATCGCAAGCGCCTGGCTGCTCCGCTGAAATCGCATAGCGCCGCATGGAAGGACGTGGACCTGGCGAAGCTGGACGCATCGGTGTTCGCCATCGCTGAAGCCGCGATCTACGCCGACGCTCATGCCGCAGCCATCAATCCGGTGGATGTGGGCGAAGGTGGCCTGCGCTCGGTGACCAAGGATACCGGCACCGGACACAAGGTCACGACCTTCTACGGCCGCCCGAATGCGTGGATGGATGATTTCCGCGCCCCCCGCATGCACGGCAACATCGTCCGCGAGCATTCGAAACACTGATCGCAGTCGTCGCCACATAGAGGCCCGCCACTGAGCGGGCCTTTTTCATTTCTGGAAAGGATATGGCACTCAATACCCCCTTCTATCCGTACGCGACGACGAATGCCCAGGGCTCGTTCTCGGTACAAAGCGTCGGCTACGTCCAAGGCGTGTACATGGACGATCCGGCAATTCGCAATGCCCTCGCAATCGGCACCGTTGCCGCAAACGCAACTGGTCCGATTTGGGGCGGCATGGCGATTTCCGAAAGCATCGCCCCCGCTACCGGCTATGACCGCACCCAAGGCGGCACTGTTGTCGCCGCTACCGCTCAGTCGAACCTGACCGGCTTCTCGGTGTTCAACAACGCCTATTCGTGGCCCGGTTCGCCGCAAAGCCCGGTGCCCACGGCTGGCGCCGCCGGCATGACTGTGCCGTTCTTCCGCATGGGTTCTGGCGCGCGCATCGCTGTGGCCATGGACCCGTCGCTGGTTTCGCTTGATGGCGGCCTGATCACGCAGCAAGTGTCGTGGGACTTCAACAACCAAGTCCTGCAACCGTATGACGCCAGCACGGCGACCTACTCGGTTACGTCGGCCACCTCGAGCTACTCGAATGGCGTCTACACGATCGCCATCGTCATGGCTGCGGCTTCGCCTGTGGCTGGTGTTGGCGACTTCATCAACATTTCCGGCGTGACAGGCACTGGCGCATCGCTCGTCAACGGCAACCAGGTTGTTTCGGCATTCACGGACAACCAGCACTTCAGCATCCAGATCACCGCTGGTTCGGGTGCCATCGCCACCGGCGCGCTGAGCGGCACGATCGTCCTGAACTACGGCACTGGCGCGCTGCCGGTGAAGATCCTGGACATCAATGCCAGCAACAGCATGACTGTTGCCTACAACCCCACCACTGGCGCGGCCACCTGGAATCGTTCGGGTTACGCGGCTCTCATCCAGATCTAAGAGGCTAGAGAATGGCTAACATCGTACCCGCACAGATTCGGGTGAACCCGCATTACCTCGTTCCCGAAATCCTGCTGCCGTATCAACAAGCCTCGGGCGCGTTCGATACGATCGCCACTGGCGATCCGCTCGTGCGCCTGGGCGATGGCGATCTCGCCGTCTACATCAAGCGCCTGGATGTGCGTACGCAAGTGCAAACCGGCCAGTTCGTTGCAAACCAACTGCCGAGCTGCTCGGTGGTGTACAGCGAAATCAGCACGCCGACGTACATGATCCGTTCGCGTGCCGAGTACGACCATCACGATACGGCTGCCCTCGGCCGCGTCGGCGCTTCGACTGTGGAAGCACACCGCCTCGCCATGCGTCAGGGCACGTTCCAACAACAGCGCAACCTTCTGCTGTATGGTGCGAACCCGGCAAATGGCGAAGGCCTGCTGAACACGAACGGCGCAACCGCTCTGAGCCTGCCGGCCGACCCGAACGGCAATACGACCATCAGCACATACGACAACGGTGCTCTGGCGTTCTTCCTGGCGCAGCAAATCGCCGCCATCAAGACGCGCACGATGACGGTTGGCGTGCCAGCTCGTTTCACCATCCTCATGCCGCAACGGATCATGCAGGCGGTGAGCTACTACGGCATCGTGCAACTGACCCAGTTCCAACGCGAAGGCGCTGGTTCGGATTCGGTTCGTGGCACGGTCGATCGTCTGGCTGGTTGGAATCAGGACGAAATCACCTGGACCTGCGATGACACGCTGCTCGGCAAGGGCGCGGGTGGCACGGACCTGATCGTCATCTCCATGCCGGAAGTGAAGAAGAACCGCGTGAACAAGGTCAACACCAACGTGTTCGCCGAGCTCACCCCGGGCCTCGACGCTTGCGCGCTGCAGCTGGTTGATCGCGGCGCACCGACCGAAATCATCGCTCCGCTGCCGGCGGGCGCCGTGGATGTGGTTTCGGAACTGCGCTCGACATCGGGCTGGTCGACCCGCCCTGAAGCTCTGACGCTGGTCTCGGCAGGCTTCTAACAGTTAGTGCTGCGGATAGGGCTAGCGCGCCCGACAAGCATGTCCCTGTCATGTTTCCGCAGCCTTCTTTACAGGGGTTTTCTCAGGGAAAAACCATGGCTCTGTTTGTAGCAAACCTCACCAAATTCAACTATCAACTTCATTTCTGGGTTGAGCGAGTGTCTCGCCCGGTGGTTGTTGATATCCCTCCCGGACAGCAGAAGAACATTTATCCGGAAGGATCGAAGGTTGACCACGACAGCATTGTGGAACAGCACCGCATGTACGGGCTGGTTCCTGCGAGCGAAGTTGACCGCACCAAGGGTTTTATCGGTCAGTGCTATCAATTCGACAAGCCGATTCCTCTGGACCTGCTGTACAACACGATGGTCGACAACGAGGATGTGCTGGTCGAGCAGGCGCAGCGAATCCGAAAAGAATCCGCTGCCGCTGCCGACGATCTTCTGCGCAAAGCCGCACAAGAAACTGACTCCAAGATTGCGGAGTTCGCGGTCGAACTCGAAGAAGTTGATCAAAAGGGTGTTGATTCCCAGGTCAACGAAGTCATCACGGTCGGTGAAGACCGGCCGCAGCAACAAGAACGTCGCCGCGGCCGTCCGCGTAGGGGTAGTTAAACATGAGTGATCCATGCATCTGCTTTCCGCCTCTGCCCGGTATGGGCGTGCTCGCGCCATGGCAGACGCAGCCCACTCCGAACGTGACGGATTTGTACACGTTCCTGACGACGGTGGCCGGTATTCCAGCGGCCGTGCTGCCGTCGAATAGCCCATACATCCCATGGGCTTTGAGTTACGCCGAAGAGAAGACGTTGATGGTGCTGTATGCCATCGGCCAGGACTACTACTGCTTTGCGGTGTACTGCCTGGCCACATCGTTTCTGATCAACTGGTGCCCCGACAACGCAACGCTGAACCCGCCAAATAGCACTTACTTCGCAACGCTGCGGAAAACGTGGAATTTGACGGGCTTTGTCGGCGGCACCATTCAGTCTTCTGCTGACGAATCGACATCAGAGTCTCTGTTGGCGCCGGAGTTCTTGAAGGGGCTGACGCTTGATCAGTTGCAGAGTTTGAAAGACCCTTACGCGAGACAATGGCTCGGCATGCAGCAGAGTCTTGGTTCTCTGTGGGGCTTAAGTTAGGGAATAGATATAATTGACTTCCCGAATTAATATGCGTGAACTGACATGGAAAAAGTTTGCAAAAGTTGTGGGGAAGTGAAATCGTTCGATCACTTTTACACTAACAAGCAACTAAAGGATGGTCATTTCAACGTATGTAAATCGTGCGTCAAGATTCGGAGTGATGCTTGGTACGCAGCCAATAAATCGCGCAAACAGGCCACAAACAGGTTGTGGAAACGCGAAAATGAAGAAGATTACAAGGCATGGAGCGCTCGGTACTATCAGGAAAATAAGGAGCGCTGCAATTTCCTGACCAATGAGTGGTGGAAGCGACATCCCGAGAAACTCAAAGAGAAAGGCGATCGGTGGAATAAACGAAACCGGCACAAGCGGCTGGCAGCCTCTCTTGCATATCAAAAAGTGAATGCAGTCCGCCTGAACGCCAAGCGCGCCAGGAGGAAGGCATTGAAACTGAACGCCACACCAACGTGGTCTGATGAGCGGGCGATTGATCAGTACTACCTTTTGGCCAATTACCTAACAAATGAATTGGGAATTACATTCCACGTTGACCATGTGGTTCCCCTTCAATCGGATGTGGTTTGTGGTCTGCATACCCAAACTAACCTGACTGTGATGATCGGCTCATGGAATTGCTCAAAGAGCAATAAATGGTGGCCAGACATGCCTTAGAGGTAGACCATGGCGGCAAAAGAGTTTGATGTACCGATGCCGGATGGCGGAGGAACGCACTCTTCGTCGCCGGTTGTTGTGGCGAAGTCTCCCGCAAATCGGTTGACGCTGCATCTCGGCGTGATTGATCAACCATACGCCAACTACCAGGCTCCGGAGAAGATCCCGCAGGCAAAGAAGGGCAAGGCCAACAAGCCCATCAAGCATAAATCTGATGCCGGCACGAAATCGACTGGCGAAGTAGCTGAGATTCTCGAAGAGAAGTACGGGATCATGCAGGCCTTCGCAGACGCGAAACTGCCGATGATCGCGAAGGCATTGGAAGATTCCATTGCCGGAGAACTCGAAACGCTCTTGATGGGCGGCCCGGCGGGGCGGAATCCCTTTGCAAAGGCGGAGTCGGACATCGCGACGATGATGAAGAACTTCATCTCGTCGATGGAAGTGGAGCAATCCGGTATCGAAGGCGTGCCCACTCAGGCGGCATTGGATGGTGTCAACCATCGCCTGAAAAAGCCGTATGCCAAGGCAAATCCTCGCCGCCCAAGCTTCATTGACACGTCCCTTTACATGGACAGCATGATCTGCTGGTTTGACTGATGCCATCCATCAATGAGTCGCTGAATTCGCAAAGCGAACTTGCGAACACTCTGGCGGCCGGCGTCAATACGCTGTCTCAGAACCAGACAATCACGTTCACGCAATACACGGAGCAGGTTCTTGCCCCTGATTCGTACGTGTTCTGGGTGGCGACCGGCACAACGATGGTGGCAGAGGGGTCGCTACATTATGCGACCTATCAGGAGCAAAACGAAGACGAGACGATCGATATCAATCGCGTGATTTTCACGTCGTTGACGCAGATCGACGCCTTCAACAACATCGCGCCGAACACGTTGTGGATTGGTACGTTCAATGGCGTTCAGTTCTCGTTCAAATCGCGCGGCTCGTTCTATCAACAGGCCAATCTGTACCACTACGCGGGCGACGCTGTTTATCCAGCGCTCGCATCGCAACTGGTGACGAGTGCGGCAAACCTGCCGACCGGCCCGATTGTCTCGAACAGCCTGCCGATTTGGTTGAGTCAGAACAGCTTCGCGCCGGTTTATTCGTCGTACCTAGTGCCGGCTAATGCGGTACCGCCATATGTGTCGGTGCACATTGAGCCGGATCTAACGGAGGTGCCGTCGTTCCCCATCTACACATGGCCAGGGACGGTGGTGCCGAACTCCGGGGCGTCGCCGATGCACAACCTGCCGAGCACACAACTCGCGCTAGACCGCGTGCGATTGACGTTGTACGGCTTCACAAATGCGCAGGCGATTCAATATCTCGTCTCGCTCATTGAGTACTCAACAACGGATGCCTTTGGCTTCCGGAACACTCCGGCGATCAAGGATCACAAGCGCACACAAGCAGAACTTGGTGTGATCGCCATGAAGAAGACCATCGACATTGAGGCTTGGTACTACCAAGCCACAGCGGACGCCATAGCGCGCCGGCTGATTCTTTCGGCGGGAATCTCTTCCGTCACCGTCCAATAGGACTGTTTCACCTAAACCCATCCAGCCCGCCTTGAGCGGGCTTTTTCATTTCTGGAGCGTGCCATGCCCCAAGCCCCTCTGAACGCAGCAACTGCAATCAATCCCGCCGGCAAGTTCGTGATGAACGTTGTCGACAACACCGGTAACGAGTTCGTAGCCTCCGGTAAGACTGGCCAATACAACATCACCTCCGCAACTGCCATCAAGGCAACTGCGGGCCGTCTTGTCCGGATTTCCGTGATTGTGGCCGGCTCCGCAGCCGGTACGGCCAATGATTGCGCCACGACTGGCGCTGCCGCTGTGGGTAACCAGATCGCAGCGATCCCCAATACGGTTGGCGTCATCAATCTCGACTGGCCCTGCGCCACCGGCATCGTCGTTGTGCCGGGCACTGGCCAAACGCTCGCCGTTTCGTACATCTAACCGCCGGAGGCCGCCGATATGGCGCAGACAATCACCCCGACGATCGTCAACCTGTCCGCCGTCGTCACCCTGGCTCCGACGCCTTCGCAGCTCCAGCAAAGCGGCGCGATCGTTTCGGTGGGTGGTACGACGCTGCCGGCGGGCACGTATCAATACTGCGGCAATTTGGCTGCAGTGAATGCAATTGCCGCGACCTCGTACGCGATTACCTCGCTTGCGTGGTCCACCGGCACCGTGACCGCCACGGTGGCCAGCGGCATTCTTCCCACGGTCGGCTCGACGTTCACGACCACCATTTCCGGTGCTACGCCGTCCGGTTATAACGGCACGTATGTTGCAACCGTGGCGTCCTCAACGACGTTCACTTATGCGGTAACGTCGAACCCTGGCACGGAAACCGTAGCCGGGTATTTCACGCTGTCCGGCACATCGCCGATCACTTCTGCGGCGACTACGTTCTTCGCACAAGGTCAAGCGGTTGGGGTGTACATCCTCGAGCTGGGCGATGTCGTTGGCGTTGATGCCCAGATTGCCGCGCTGCAAACGTGGATCACGAACAACCCGAACGTCTTCTATGCCTACCTGGTCCCGGCTGCTTGGGACTATTCGAAGGATGAAGTCGGGACGATCGTCATCAACAACGGCGGGTCTGGCTATACCTCCGTGCCGACCGTTGGCTTCACTGGTGGTGGCGGCGGAACAGGGGCGGCAGGCACTGCTGTTATCCAGAACGGCCAAGTGGTTGCGGTGAACATCACGAACCCTGGTTCCGGGTACACCTCGGCACCGACCGTCACCTTCACTGGTGGTGGGGGCTCTGGTGCACAAGCTACTGCGGTTCTCGTGTCCGCGATGTATGAGTTGGCATCGCAGTATGCCAACCCAACGGCCAAAACGTATTTCTTCGTCACGACGTCCGTGGCGAACATCACGAACTACGCTGCGCAGAAGTCGGTATTTGCCGTTGTGCCAAGCCCGACTGCGCCACAGACCGAATTCCAGGCCGCCGCATTCTTCTATCAGTGGCTGGTGAACCTGCCGAGCGCAGCGAATCCGCTTGGGCCGATGTCATACCGGTACTTGTTCGGCGTGACGCCGTGGCCGGCCACCGGATACGCAGCCAACATTCAGACGGTTCTCAGCAATTACGGGAATCTGGTTCTGACCGGCGCGGAGGGCGGCATTTCGACGGCGTGCGCCTTCAAGGGCACCACGATGGATGGAGCACAGGCGATCTGGTGGTACGGCATCGACTGGTTCCAGATCCAGGGCAAGCAAGCGATGGCTGCGGCCGTCATCAACGGTTCGAACCAAATCCCTCCGTTGATCTACAACCAGCACGGCATCAACACGCTGTTGGCAACGCTGCAGAACGTTGCGAATAGCGCTGTTGCATTCCAGTGCGCGTTGACCATCACGCTGACTGCGACTGATTTCAATACGTACACCACGCAGAATCCGACGAACTATGCGGCCGGCATTTACAACGGCTTCACAGCAAATGTGGTTGGTCCGAACGGATTCCTGGTGATCGGAATTGCGATGAATGCAATCCAATTCGTGTAAAGGGCACCTAAATGGCTAATCCACTCATTGCTCAAGGCGTCCTTAACCGCGTTCGCACCTCGGCAATCATCCCGGCCTATACGAACCTGAACATCACGGCCCCGTATCTTGGGAAGTCGATGATCGTTGTGGAGTTCGAGGGGAACTTCGCCGAGCAGATCGAGACCGCAACAGGCGCTGTTCGTTCGCCTGAGCCATACGTCATGGCAACGGCAACGTGCAGCCTGCTGCGTTCTCAGGCGCTCGCGGCGGCCTGGTTGGAGCAGGGGCAGACGGACAGTTTCCTTGGCACCGTCAACCTTCATTCAGATACGTCCGCGTATCCGGTGATCACGCTCAATGAGACGGTGATTCGCTCGGTGCAGAACGGCGCTTTTGATGGCGCCGATCCGATCGTGCGTGTTGTGCTTCGCGGCGTGTTCCCGATCAACTCCAATATGTGGAGTTTCTTCTAAGCAGTTTGCTGCGGCTAGGATCGCTTCCGAAAACCAGCACCTTACTGGCTGCCGCAGCTCCTTCTAAGGACTGATTAAAGGAATCAGATGAAAATCGATGAAAAGCGGAACCTGACTTTCCCGGTCGTCACCGAGCGCGTTACGAAGAAGGTTGAAGGCAAGGAGGTGGCCGAAGAAATTGTGCGAGTGCACGGTTTCCACACACCGATTTCCCGCGAAGTCTTCGAGGCGAACTATCGCATTCTCGCTGCGACGAAATCGGCACTGGCCGGCAAGGGAATGCATTACCTCATGTCGTCTGGCCCGCTAGTGGCCGGCTTGGCTCTCCGTGACGAGGGCAAGAAAGATGCGCTGTCTCGCGGAGACGTTCACGGGGATGGCAGTCCCAACGATCATGAAGTGAAAGCGTTTTTTGCCGAACTCAAGCGCTTGACCATGATCCTCTGTCCGGGACAAAACGGGTGGGAAATGCTGCCAGTCGATGCCGCAATTAATGCGGGGCACATTGATGCCGATGATTGGCGGGAGGCGGAATCGGCCCTCACTTTTTTTACCTGCAACTATGCGATGGCGCGCAAAGCCGATCGCGAAGCAACAGCCAAGGCAACGGCTTCTCTCCTGAATGCGTCGATTACATCATCGAACGCTATGGAGTTCGCCGCCTCTTTGCCGAGCTTGACGCCGGCAGAATCTGCGAAGGTCGAACCATCCTTGATTCCATCCTGAGCTGGATCGCAGAAGAGGGCTTTGTTGAGACTTTCGAGCGATATGAATCGCCCTATCGTTCAGTCTTGGAGTACCGGCAAAGATATCTCATCGAGGCATTGAAACGAGCATGACCGCCAAGTCAATCATCACCGTCGATATTGACGACTCGAAGTTCAATGCGTTCTACGCCATGTTTCAGAAGTACCAGGCGCAGATCGATGAGATGCCGGAGGGATGGGAAAAGATCGTCGATAAGATCGACGATGCCGGCGAGGGCATGAAGGAGTTTTCGAAGTCCTCCATGTCCACGAAGGACTTCATGATGATTGCGGCCATTCAGGCCGGCGCCATTTCGAAGGCCATCCATCAGGCAACCGGCGTTCAAGACAAGTTCAACACCAAGACCAAGGACGGCGCCATCCAGATGGGGAAGATGGCAAAGTTCTCGAAGGAGATGCACAAGGACATCTCCAAGATGAGCAGCGTCTTGCTCAAGCTGGGGGCGCTGGGTGGATCGGCGCTTGCAATCCCGACTGCAGTCTTCGCATCGGTCAACAAGCTAGCCGGCCAGAACCTTCAGGCCCGCGGCCTTGGGCTTCGAATCGGGCAAACGCAGGCATTTGAGGCGAACTTCGAAAAGTTCGGCCTAAGCGGTTCGGATCTTGGGAACATCGCCAATGCGCAAGGCGACCCCACCAAGTGGCGCGCACTGATTTCTGCCGGCCTGACGCCACAGCAGATTCAGAGCGAGGATGCTGAGCAACTGACGTACGACTTTGCGCGCGCGGCCAGCTCCAAATATCGGTCGTGGCAAAAGGCAGGTATGCCGGCCGCCTCAATGGCGCAGGCGTACGGCTTCACGGATTTCCTGTCGCTTCAACAAATGCGGACAGGCGCCAGCTATGGCGATGAGGAGTGGCAGAAGGCGCAACAAAAGACAATTGAGGCCGCAAAGAAGGCCGAAGTTGATCAAGGCACCGCCGATCAAGCATCTGACGTTAAGGCATCGCTGAAATCAGACTGGGCTCAGGTTCTCAACACTTTCAATGAGCAATTGGCCGCCGCTGCGCCTGAATTGAAGGCTCTGGGGGACTCAGCAGCAGCAGCAGCAGTGTCGTTGCTGAAGGTGGCCGGCCCGGAAGCCAAGAGCCTTTTGCATGCCATTGAGAATCCGGGCGTTGTTGGCCCGAATGAAGGCCGCGTGACTACGGGCTTGCGGACAATGGGCAACTGGATTTGGAGCAATGTTCTTGGCCGTCAGGAAAATGTCCCGGTTCAAAATGCCCAAGTACCAGAGCAAATCAATGATTCCCGCCAACTGGAATCTTCGGCTGGCTTGCCCGGCGGTATGCTCGGCGCGCAGTACCAAGCAGAGTCAGATTCGGGGCGCCGCCTTCTGTCCCCCAAGGGCGCTAAAGGCCCGCTGCAATTCATGGACCCCACGTGGAAGGAATGGGGCAATGGAGGTAACGTCAATGATCTAGGCGACTCCATGAGGGCCGCCAGTCGATATGACTCATTCCTATTGAAGCGGTATGGCGGCGACGTGAGAAAAGCGCTGGCAGCATACAACTGGGGAATGGGGAATCTCGATAAGGATATCGCGCAGAACGGTGCGAACTGGGAAGCGCACGCGCCGATGGAGACGCAGAACTACATCAATAAGGTCATCCGGTTCATGTCCCGTCAGGCCCAGGGCGTCAACATCAGCATCACCAATTCGACTCCGAGCCGCGTTGCGGTTTCTATGAACGCAGCAGCACATTGATATGTCCTCAACGACTTCTTCGGCCGCTTCGTTTGTCTATGATCTCGCCTTCCAGGTGAGCCCAATCATTCTGGTTGGTGGGATCGCATCAAACTCAATCGGCGGCATGTTGCCGATCATTGGCCTTGTGGGGCAGTCGGCGGCGTTTCTGCAGGGGGCGTTGAGCAGCAGCGGATTTTCCCTAGATGCTTTCTTTGCGCGGTTTGTTCCTGTTCCCGGCGCAACGATCATCAATCAGCAGATTTCGTCGTACCCCTTCGCCAATCAGCAGGTGGCGGCCAACGCCACGATTCAGCAGCCGCTGAACATCAGCCTGCACATGATTGCGCCAGTTAAGGAGACGGCGGGATATCTGACGAAGCTGGCAATCTTCACGTCGCTCCAAAGTTCTTTGCAGGCGCATAACGCGGCAGGTGGGACATACACAATCGCCACTCCGGCGCGCATCTACACGAACTGCATCTTGACGGCGATGACGGACATTACGGGCGGCGATCACAAACAGCAGCAGATCATTTGGCAGCTTGATTTCGTGCAGCCGCTTGTGACAAAGCAGGCTGCGGGGTCGGCGTACAACGCTTTGATGGCGAAGTTGAATGGCGGTTCTCAAGTAACTCCGCCGACTGCCGCGGGAACATCAATATGGTCTAGCGCGGCCACCGCGGTTGGTTCTGCGGTTCAGGGCGCGGTGCAGGGCGTGAATCAGATTGCGGGTGTCGTCAACAAATTCTTGAGCGCGCCGCTATGACGACACTGATTGCTTTTGCGCCCAATAACTCAACATCCCCACCTTTCTCTACCTCGTTGACACTGGATGGCGCGAGCTATGTTGGGGACGTGACATGGAGCATCGCCGGCCAGCGCTGGTACATGACGATCTCTGACTCGGCTGGAAATGTTATCTGGTCGGGCGCAATGATTGGCTCTCCGCCAAATTCGGATATCCAACTCGCGCCCAGCGTATTTACTCAATCCACGATCCTCTATCGAGAGGACACGGGGAACATCGAAGTCAATCCATAGATGCGGTACTACGAACTCTCACTCACTCCGAAGGGGGGCTCGAAACCGATTCGCACGTGGACATCCCATCCCAACAACATTCTTGATCCCGGTGCCCTGCAGATTGAATACGATGCTCTGGTGCTTCCATATGGGACTCCTGCCGGCGCATCCACTATCACTCTGCACGGAATCTCCCTTCAGGATCTGACGCAGTCTCAGCAGTTTGCGGGCATGACGCTCGAACTGAAGGCCGGCATGCGGGCTGGGCTCCCGCTGGCCAATCCGGCTCAGGCCGGGACGATTCTGAAGGGAGAAGTTTTTCAGTGCTTTGGGAACTGGGAGGGGTTGGATCAAACGCTTGATTTCGTGGTTATCCCGGGCGGCTACACAACGAGCAACCCAGGGAATTTTTTGTTGGATTGGGCTGCTGGTATGCAGTTGGTAGATGCCCTGAAACAGACATTCTCAGTGGCATATCCTGGGATGCCGATCAGCATCAATACGGATGGGGACTTTGTTCAAAACCACGATGAGCCGCATATCTGCGATACGTTGGATGAACTGGCCCAGATTGTTGGAGACCTGACGGAAGGGATCTTCGACAACCGTGTTTCCATCGGGATTCAGGCGGGAAAGATCGTGGTCTATGACCAAAATTATTCGCCGCCGCCGATTCAGCTCGTCTTCACAGATTTCGTTGGCCAGCCAACATGGATTGCTGTCAACACCATTCAGATCAAGATGGTGGCGCGCGCTGATCTTCAGATGGGGGCATCTGTTCGGATGCCTCAGGGATTTCAGAATCTGCCGGGGTTCGTTTCGGCAAGTCAAGCGTCCTTCCCGTCAACCATCAAATATAAGACGGCGTTTCAAAACGACTTCTTCATTCAGGAGCTTCGCCAGGTGGGGAATTTCCGCTCACCTGATGCGACGCAATGGGCGACGATAGCGAACTGTGTGTTGACCCAAAATGGCTGAGAACTACTCGAAACTTTGGATTCAGCGCAGCGCTAATCAGCTTGCGATCAATCGGGCGTCTCAGGCGATCAAAAGCACGGGGCGCGCGCTCCCATGCCGCGTAGTAGCCGTGAATGGATCGATCGTCACTGTGGCATTTGAGGTCAAGGACTCGCCGCAGACATTGCCGCAGATCACGATTCCAAAGGCTGAGAGCCCGTGGATCAGGATGCCGACGCAAGTCGGAGACAAGGGCGTCACGATGCCCGCCGATACGTATCTTGGCGGGGTGTCGGGATTGGGGGGCGGTACGGCCACCATGACGCGCCCTGGGAATCTGAGTGCGCTTGTTTTTGTGCCGGTGAGTAATTCAGGATCTGCGCCTGATGATCCGAATGCGGCGCAGGTTTGCGGCCCTAACGGCGGGATCATGCGCACCACTAGCGGTGTCCATTCCAGCGTCGTGACAAATCAGAGCGGGACCACCATCACATTTGGCACAACAACGCTTGTCATTGGCGCATCCGGGATCACGATGACCGCCAACGGTCAGACATTCACTTGGGGCGGCACACAGGCTACATCGACTATGCCAATTCAGGCGCCGGATGTAATTGTGCCGAATGGCAGCGTGAACTCGCACTACCACCCTGGAGTTCAGACGGGATCTGGCAACACCGGAACCATGACGGGCTAATTGCGGGATGCATACATGAGAACGTGGGGCCGTATCACCAATGAAGACGGATCGAAGACGTGGGTTCAGGTTTCAACCGATGCCAATGGGTATAACGACTCGGTCTATCTCACGACGCTGGCACAGGCGTTGAAGTTGAATTTGGGGGAAAGCCCGTTCTATGCGAACCTGGGAATTCCCCAAATGCAGACCATCATGACTCAGGTGTTTCCTGATTTCTACATGATGAATATTCAGACGCAGTTTGCTCCGTATTTCGCGTCGCTAACCATTACGCGAGTTCCAAACTTCTCGCCGCCGAAATACAACGTAGTTGCCGTGTGCCATAGCGGCGCCATCCTCAATCAGACTGTAGCGACATGACCATTTCTCCCACGTCCGTGCCGCTGATCATGACGAGCGCGGGCCCTACGCCGACTCCGCCCCAGACGCTGTACAACAATCTGCTCAACTACGTTGCGGCACAAAAACCGGGCTATACGGTCTTGCCGGCAGGCTTGATTGATGACATTTCCGGAACCGATGTCGGGGCATTGGTCGCAATTGATCAAGCGCGTGTTGATGCGATCAACAGTGTGACCCCATATGGCGCCAACGCCTTCATCCTCGCTCAGCTAGGAACACAATTTGGCATCCCGCAGGGTACGCCGACAAATGCAAGCGTCTTTGTGGTGTTCAGTGGGCCGGTTGGGTATGTACTACAGCCTGGCTTTTTGGTGAGTGACGGCACGAACCAATACGCTCTGCAGGACGGCGGGGTCATTCTGACGGGCGGCCAATCCGCCCAGCTTTTCGCCGTGGCCACGAATAGCAATGTGTTCTCCATTCCGGCCGGCTCGGTAAATCAGGTGGCCACGTCGGTGCCGTCTGGATACACGATAACTGTGACCAACCCGCAGGCCGGCACGCCCGCAAATAGCACTGGCGAAAGCGTGCAGAGTTATCGCGCCCGAGTGTTGCAAGCGGGAGTGGTGGCATCAACTGGCACGCCGGCATACCTGAAGACGCTGCTTGGCAAGATCACTGGTGTGCAGGCTAGGTTGGTCTCCATCAACCAAGTGTCCGGCGGCTGGCAGGTAGTCTGCGGGGGAGGCGATGCCTACGCGGTAGCTAACGCCATCCTGCAGGGCGTGCCCGACATCGCTGCTCTGCAGGGGTCGCAACTGGCCATCACGGGGATGACCAATGCGAACCCTGTTGTTATCACGACGAATCTAGCTCATGGATATACCGCCGGCCAGACGGTGACGGTTTCCGGCGCCACGCCCAGCGCATTCAATCTGACGTACACCATTGCGTCAGTCACGGCAACAACGATCACGACGACGACAAACGGATCGGGATTCGGCTCGTATAGCAGCGGGGCGAAGCTAACGCCTAATCCTAGAAACGTCTCCGTCTCGCTGTTTCATAATCCGAACACATATTCGGTCGTGTTCGTGAATCCGCCGCAGCAGGTTGTGACTGTCGCGGTGACTTGGAACACGACGCTACCTAGTTTCACTGGCGGCGCCTCTGTAAATCAGCTCGCGGCTCCGGCCATTCAGTCGTACATCAATTCGATCTACGTGGGACAGCCGATCAACGAATTGGAGATGACGGCGGTTTTCCAAAACGCAGTTTCCGCGGTGATTGATCCGCAGAACATCACGACATTGCAGTTCGTGGTGACGATCAACGGGGTGACCGTCAATCCATCGGCCGGGACAAGCATCATCCCATCCGACCCGGAAGGATATTTCTACTGCTCGCCGACTGGCGTGACCGTGGTCCAGTGATATGCAGATTGAATCATTTTCGACGCTTCCGCTTCAGCAGACGATACCCAGTTACCTGTATTGGGAGTATTCGGACGATGAAAACCTGCAAGCCTTCGTTGATGCGTACAATTCGTTGTCACAAGGCTACCTTGACTGGTTCAACAACACGCCGTTGGGGCTATACACGTCACCATACATCACAGGGCCTTTGTTGGATTGGATCGGGCAGGGCGTATATGGAATTCCGCGCCCAGTTCTCTCGTCAATCGCTACACTTAGGCTGGCCGGATACAACGAGAACACATACAACACGATCAGCTACAACGGCCTTTTTTACCAGTCTAGCCAGACTTCTGCTATCGCAAATGACGACATCTACAAGCGCGTCATGACGTGGAACTTGTACCGCGGCGATGGGCAGATGTTCACTGTTGGGTGGCTTAAGAATCGGGTCAACCGGTTTGTCAATGGAGCAAATGGGTCGGATTATGCGGTTCTCAACAACCCGCCGTCCATTACGATCTCTGGTAATACATTCACCGTAACCGTATTTGACAGCATCGCATTTCGAGATCTTCAGATTTGCTACGCAAACGGCGCTCTCTCTGTGCCATTTCAGTATCAAATCAACTTCATTGTCGATGCGTTCATCAATGATGGTGGCGTTCTTTATCTGCCGTATGCATTGACGTACCCGAGCAGTCCATCGGGATTGCCGGCCGGGGCGGTATGGTGGAACGGCGGAGTGATATCCATTGTTCCTGGGCACACGCCCGACCCCACTGCGCCGCCTTTGTACCTCCAGTACACGTTTCCTGCACAGCTGCTTGCCTTGGGCGGTGGGAACTTGCCATTGACCAATCCCGGATCGGGATCGGGGCAACTATGGAATAACGGCGGCGTTGTCTCGATCGCTTAGGAATTCAGATGACCATTTTCATGTTCGCCAACAACGTCAACACGACGTTGTCGGGAAGCATTTCGCCTTCCTCTACGTCGCTGACCCTATCAAGTTCGGCAAACCTCCCGGCGTCCATTCCCTCCGGTCAGGTCTTTGTTATGACGCTCAATGACCAAGCTACACGCCAGAATTTCGAGATCATTTATGCGACATCGATCTCTGGCGCAACGTTGAGTGGACTGCTGCGAGGACAGGAAGGGACAGCGGCTCTATCTTGGTCTACCGGGGATTTTGCATATTGCCCTCCAACCTCTGGGCAGCAGCAATCCTTCGGGCAGAAGGCAGCAAACAACACGTGGACTGGCACGAATGAGTTCACACAGACGGTAACGTGCGATTCGAGTGTGTCGGCAAGCCAGGGATTCTCGGTTCCCAACAACATTGCTTATAAGCTGACTTCCACGACAGGCTCATTTTCGGCTTTCTATTGCAATCCATCCAATCAAGTGGTTGTTGGGTATTCGTCGTTGCCCCTGATTTTGAATGGCAGTAGTGGGGGAAACGTCTTTGGCATCAGCCAAACTCAACAGACGGTGACGAGAAATTACAACACAAATTACACCAATAACACGAATGCTCCGATTATGGTGTCGTGCGTTACATCGTCAACAGGAATTGGATCAGTCGGCATATTTGTTGGTGGTGTTGAAGTAACTAATTCTACTGCATCGACTTCTGGTGTCGCTTTGTGCGTATGGGCCATTGTTTTCCCGGGCGTCACATATCAATTTGCAACATCTGGGTCGGTTTCTAGCACGGCCACATTTACAGAGTGGAGATGATGAAAATTCACGGACTTCCACAGCCCTTGTCCGGCTCCGAATTGGTGACGATTGGGCAAATGCAAAATGGCCAGTTAGCTGAATGCACAATGCCACTCAGTCAACTGGCATCAATCATCAGTTCAACGTCGTGGGCTGCAGACCTTCCCACAACAAAGCCATCCTCGGCGGGTGTCGTCTGGAATGACGGCGGCGTTGTCTCCATTTCCTAAAAACGTCCCACATGAAGAAATTTCTGACTGCGGCGCTCTTGGCGCCCTTGATGGCATTCGCTCAGACGTATCCTTCTCCGACCTTCAGCACAGTTACGCTGCAGAATCCGTTGACGGTAGCCAACGGCGGCACAGGGACGACGAGTTCGACTGGTTCTGGTTCGGTTGTGTTGTCGTCTGCGCCCACCATCGCGAATCCGACTTTCACTGGTAGTGTGACGGCAAGCGGCCTGTTTTCGTTGTCGTCTTTGGCCCCTCAGGCAGCCAATACTGTCGTAGCAAACGCGACCGGCTCTTCGGCTTCTCCCACTGCCATCGCCATGCCGGGCTGCAATGGGGCGTCAAATGCTCTGCAATACACGAGCGGCACTGGTTTTACATGCGGCTCGAACTACGCATTGCTCGCATCTCCGGCATTCACCGGCACGCCTACTGCGCCGACCGCAACGGCTGGGACCAGCACAACGCAATTGGCTACCACGCAGTTTGTCGCAACCAGCTTTGCGCCACTTGCTTCGCCCACATTTACGGGGACACCCGCAGCACCGACTGCGGCCATCGGTACGAACACCACGCAACTTGCAACTACTGCGTTTGTCGCCCAGCGGGGGTGCGCAAACATCATGGATTATGGTGGTAATAATGCGGGTTCAGCCAACAATGATACCGCACTGGTGAATGCACTCGCCGCAGCCACTAATACATCACTTCAGAAGTGTGTGTTTTTCCCCCCGGGGCAATTCAATTTCGCCTCGCAGGCGGGATTCACGTTCACATCGCAGCTTCAATCCGTCACTTTTACTGGGGCTGGGGCGGATGTGACAACGCTATCTTGGGCGGCTGGTGGTGGGCTCAGCTTCAATCTGAAATATTCCAGCGATTCTGTGCATGTTCAGAATCTATCCATCACCACGGGGACCACGAACACAGGCGCCGGCATCCTTCTCACCAATTCGTTCGCATCAACGTCGAATTCAGCCCAAAACTCTATTGACAACGTAACGATCCGGGGCTCAGACGGATACGGGATCACCAATTATTGGCAATACGGGATTGACATTATTGGTGTCTCCAATGTCAATATCTCTGGTGTTGAGGTGTATGGGGGGACGGCGACAGGAACTGGTCTTGTAATCGGGACGGCATCCAGCTCAATCATCCCGATTATTTACAATGTTTCGCACTCTGGATTTTATAACCTGAATATCGGATTGCAGTACAATTCGTACACTCAGGGTGTCACCGTAGTTTCTTCCAACTTCACGAACAACAACTATGGCATTTATGTGCCGTCTGGTCAGTTGCTTTTGGATCAGCTATCGGTATCAAATAGCCAGTTCAATTCGTTGACTAACGGCTTCAACATCCTGCTTCAGTCGGCGCTTTCCAATACTGATATTTCCAACAATACGTTTCTGATCAACAACAATTCTAGCGGATTCAACATGCAGAATGGATCGGGATTGGTTGTGATCAGTGGGAATTCGTTCTCTCCCAACACTGGATCTCCATCCAATGTTTATGGAGTGGTCATCAACGGATGGACTGTCGGCGGAACTATCATCACCGGCAACAATTTTTACAATCTTACGGTCGGCATTTCCCTGCAGGCATCATCCAAGAACGTAAATGTGCAGTCCAACGTCTATCAGGCGTGCTCCACCAATACGTCAAATGCCGGTACCGGCAACGTGATTGGCGGCGGCTCCCCTTGATCAAATCTCGGCCTGTTGCATGGGTGTTTTTAGTTTTGCGAGAATGCGTTTGCCCAATTTGATGCCTGGATTTTCAATGTATTTAGAAGAAATCCACGCTATCACAAGGGCAATTGGAATCGTCATGGTGGCTAGAGCAATGGCGTGGATGGGGGGTGCCCCCACGTGCCATTGCTCGGTTACTGTTGCCGCGCGATCAAGCAGTAGCGGATGGATCAGATAAAACGAATAGCTCATATCGCCAAGAAATTGCGAGATGCTGCCATTAAGGAAGTTCAATGGGTTGACTTGCAAAGACCCTACAACAATGAATGCCCCAATAACTTGACCGATTCGTGTATTCCAAGTGCGACCAAAGAAAAGGTCGGACAGCATTAATATGCCGATGCCACCAATCAGAACCGTACGATTCCATGCCGGCTTCGGAACCCATGGGATCACATATCCCATGACAAATGCAGCGGGCAATAATGTGAACTCACTGCGGATGATCGTTACAACGTGAGGCAATGCCCGATAGGCATAACAGTAAAACGCAATCAAGGCTAAAGTGGGGAGTCGGCTGCGCGTTGACCATAATGCAAATATAAGAATGGAACCGATCACTTCTACCTGAAGTGACCACAGTACGCCATTGACTGAGTTGTCATAGATCAACATGGTGCCGATCATCTGCGGCACCGTAATTGGAAATAGCAACCATGCCAGAAGACCAGCTGCCACCGTTGCTGGAAGAAGCCGGAACATGCGTTTTATCACATATGGAACAAAGGCTACAAAGGGGCTATAAGCCTCCCTTTCTAGCGAACGGCCGAGCACGAAGCCGCTGAGTGCGAAGAAGAGGATCACTGCGGCATCGCCATTGAATATCGAGTGCCACAAACGCAGCATGATGGCGTCTGGCGCCATCGCGGGAAAGTCACGAAATGTCGCGGCATAAATGCTAACGCCGCCCGCCACGGTCGCGCAGTGTGCCAAAGATACGGAAAGGGCAGCAATGCCGCGCACTCCGTCCAAGTTCTTGTTTCGATTCATCTCCGTCCTCACGATGTGACGCGTTTTGCCTGCGTGTCCCGATTTTGGGCGGGATTTTTCGTCTAGGGATTCATGTGGTGCATTCCAGCGCCACCAGTAATGTAACATGTTATCAGAATGTTTGCAGGTTGCAAGCAGCCTTCCATGCCGCCTCCGGGCGGTTTTTTATTTCCTGGACTCACCCCATGTCAACTATTGATCCCATCGAATTCGGGAAGGTGCTCGCACGTCTGGACGAGCAAGACGGCCAGATTGCCGAGATGAAGAAGGATATCAAGAGCCTGCTAGCAATGGCCAACCAGGGGAAGGGCGGCCTGTGGGCGTTCACAAGCATTAGCGCCGTCGTGGGCGCGGTGATCGCCGAAATTGGACGTCACATGTTTTTCCAGAAGTGAACATGACGCCGCTTACTGTAGCTCAACTCCGGGAAATCATGCCGCTGGCTGGTGCGCGGGCTGATGTGTTTGCGCCGATCTTGGCGACCGTAATGGCTTCGCATCAGATCGATACTCCAGTGCGTATGGCGGCTTTTCTGGCGCAGGTTGGGCACGAGTCCGGCCAGTTGTTGTTCGTGCGCGAGCTATGGGGCCCAACGGCGGCACAGCAGCATTATGAAGGCCGGGCTGACCTTGGCAACACACAGCCTGGCGATGGGAAGCGTTTCCTTGGCCGCGGGCTCATCCAAATCACCGGGCGCAAGAATTACGCCGCGTGCGGTGCAGCTCTTGGCCTTGACTTGCTCACACATCCAGAGCTGCTCGAAAGCCCGTCGCACGCGGCCGCATCGGCCGCATGGTTCTGGCTGCAACACAACCTGAATCGGTACGCAGACCACGGCGATTTCCTCGGGCTGAGCATCGCCATCAATGGCAAGAACAAGAACGGCCTGCCAAATGGTTGGCAGGACCGACAGGATTTGTGGGGACGTGCCAAGAAGGCTATCGGCATGGCCTGACGTGCCCCTTTTGAGCTTTCGAAATTTCGCCCCGCCATGCGCGGGGCTTTTGCATTTCTGGAGGGCCGGATGGCCGTCACTGATATCCACGAAGAGAAGGAAACCCTGACCGTCGACGTGCTGTTGCCTGGCCATGATCCGCGCACGACGACTGCGCTGTTTGAACACAGCCGCAAGCTGCTCGAAGAGCGGGAGGGTGGCCGGTGCTTCATCAGCGGCATGACCGCTGAACAGTCCGGGCACCCGCTGGAGGCCCATCACCACCCGATCGAGCGTTCGCTCGCAAATATGATCGATTGGGAGCGCTTCGCGGCCGACGGCAAAGCTGGCCACTGGGGGCCGTACATCCAGGCATTCGATTGGGATCGGTTCTTTGAAGGGGCTGAGCGTGTCACCTTCGTTGTTCCGGCTACGGACGACGAGCCGGAACACCAATACAGCTATCTGAAGGTGCGCGACCCCTACCTGTTCGTGGATGACATGACCGTGAACGGGATGCTGCTCGCAAAGCAGTTTCACACGGCAAAGGACGCTGGCATCCACATGCTGCCATTCCCGCTCTGGATCGTTCAGAAGTACGCCATCGAGGGCTATCAATTCACGCCCACCGAAGTCATCCATCATCAGGACCAATCATGAACAAAACCTCCGCAGTCGTAACCGGTGGCGTTGCCATCTCTACCGCAACGCTGATGCCGGCCGTGGAATGGGCTCTTGGCTTTGCATTCCATGTTCCGGTCCCCGCTAGCGTCTCGTCCCTTGTGGCTGGTGTCATCGTCGCTGGCGCCCATGCGGCCATGAACATCATCGAGGCAAAGATCGCCGCCAAATCGGCAACAGCCGCGCAGTAAAAGTCACTGGCCACTCGACGGCCATCCTCATCGCCATTTCCTGAAGGATCAACCATGAAGAAAATCATGCTGCTTGCGGCAGGCGCCGCCGTGGCCGCTCTCACCGCATGTGCCAATGCACCGCAACTGACTTTTGATCAGCAGGTGGCGATCGCTTGTGGTGCCGCCCAAGGCGAGATTTCCATCCTAAAGGCTGACAACGTCTTCACCGGTGGCGCGGCCGATACGCTGGCCAATGACGTGGGACCGGCTATTGCCAAGGTGTGCGCGGCCGGCGCGACCGTGACCGACACAAGCCTGCAATCGGTCGTGAACGCCACACTGCCTCTGGTCAAGTCTCTGGTAGATGCGTCCTCGCTGTCACAGGACAAGAAGAATGCCGCCGACGCGGTGATCGATTCTGGCGTGCTGGCGTTCAACATTGCTATCAAGATGGCGCCGACTGCAACCGCTCCGGCATCTGGAGTGGCTGCGAAATGAGAAAGCCGATCCGCGTGGCACTCAGCGGGTCAGGATTTCGCCTGCCAGCACATTTGGGCGCGTTACATGCGATCGAAGATGCTGGTTACGACGTGATCGAGCTGGCCGGCACGTCCGGCGGCTCAATCGTGGCCGCCTTGTACGTCTCTGGCATGCCTCTATCGGATATGTATGAATTGTGCATGTCTCTTGATTGGTCGCCCATGATGCGATTCTCGCCGTGGACCCTGCTCACCAAGCAAGCGCTCTGCAACGGTGATGCGTTGCTTGATCTTCTGACCAAGCACACGGAAGGCAAGACGTTTTCCTCGCTGGATGTTGATCTAAAGATGATTGCATCCGACCTCGCTACCGAGAGCGAATATCAGTTCAGTCGCGAGAACACACCAGATGTTCCGATTGCATTGGCTGCTCGAGCGTCTGCATCTATCCCAATCGTGTTCGCTCCAGTTGAACACAACGGCGCTGTACTCATTGACGGTGGATGTGCCGACAACATTCCGGTCAGCGACTTGACCGTCGATGATGTGCCGCGGCTGGGAATTTATTTGGTTGCGAGCGATTCGCCATTGCCGCTGACAGATCGTGGACTTGCTGCTTTGGCCCCGCGAATCATCGATCTGCTTCTTGCATCCAATGAGGCATCGCACGTCGCGCTTGATACGCGCAACGGCGCGCATATCGTCTCGGTCCCCACTGGATACGCCTCTAGCTTTGATCGAAAGATGTCGGCCGCCACACGCCTGCAGTTGTTCAAAGATGGCTATGCGGCCACGCAAGCTGTGCTCACAACCTGGCAATAGGAGTTCTTATGGCAACGAGAAAGAAACAACCTGAGCCTACAGAACTCCTGGTCGCCTGTGGAAATTGCCGATATTGCGTTCCCAAGGATGAGCGCAATGAATGCCGCAGGAACCCGCCGGCCGTTGCCGTGAATTTCGAAGAGAGCAGCACCACAAGTGTCTTCCCGGTGGTGGATCTGGGCGAGTTCTGTGGTTGTTGGGCTCCAAAATTGAATTCATAAATTCATGGCAACCATTCAAACCACAAATGGATATGCCGTTCTGATCGATGATGCCGATTTTGATTTGGTAAGCAGTTATCGTTGGCGCGTAATGCGGGATGGCTATGCATCCTGTCGCATCAGGCAAGGCAAGACGCAACGCACCTTGTACATGCACCGGCTGCTATGCGGCTTGGATTTTGGCGATAGTCGCTATGTTGATCACAAAAATCTAACGCGCTTAGATAACCGTCGTCAGAACTTACGTGTTTGCACTGCGCTTGAAAACGTACACAACACATCTTTGCGCAAATCAAATACGTCTGGATATAAAGGCGTCACGTTTGATAAACGCCGTGGAACTTGGGTGGCGCGAGTTCGGTGCAACGGTACGCGTCACCACATGACCGGTTTTGTGAGTGCCAAAGACGCTCATACGGCCTTATGCCTGCTGCGAGAAGAATTGCACGGCGCATTTGCAAATCACGGCGAAAAATCACTATGATCGATACCGGACTGAAGGAATGGGCAACGCCGCGCGACCTCGAAATTCTGGAAGCGATCGAATCGGAGGGGAGCGAACGGAAGGCGGCTAAGCTGCTGGGCATTGCTCACGGCACAGTATCTTCGGCTGTCGCGGCGCTGAAGAGGCGGGCGGCCCAACATGGATACAGCCCATCGCATGATATGCATCGCACCGTGCCAGACGGCTTCAAGATCAAGGGGATTTCGACCTACTATGACGCCGACGGCAAGCCGCGCGGGCAATGGGTCAAGAGCAACCGGGACGATGAGCGGCGCGAGCAAATGCTGCGCGAGTTCGCCGAGTCTCTTGCAGAGGGCGTGAAAGGGCTGGCCCCCATCACCAAGCCGCCCAAGAGGGTTGATGCCGACCTGATGTGCGTCTACCCCATGGGTGACCCACATTTTGGGGCTTATGCCTGGTGGCAGGATTCCGGCGAGGATTTCGATCTGCGTATCGCGGAGCAACTGACTTGCAGCGCCGTAGACCGCCTGGTGGCCAGCGCGCCAGCCGCGCATACCGCGCTTCTTCTGAACTTGGGTGACATGTTCCATGCCGACAACCAGAAGAACCAGAGCCAGTCCGGCCATCAACTCGACGTCGATGGCCGTTGGGCGAAGGTACAGCAAGTCGGCTTGCGCGCGATGTTGCATTGCGTGCGGCGCCTGCTAGAGAAGCACGAGCGAGTGATTGTCCGCATTAATCGCGGGAACCATGATGGCCACTCGGCCTATGCGCTGGCCCTCATGTTGTCGTGCTTCTTCCATGATGAACCGCGCGTCACGATGGATCTGTCGCCGGCATTCTTTTGGTATCACCAGTTCGGCCGCAACCTGATCGGCTCAACCCATGGCGACACGGCTAAGGGCCCGGACATGCCGAGCATCATGGCCGCCGACATGCCGGAAGCATGGGGCTCAACGTCGCACCGCTACTGGTATGTTGGCCACGTCCACCATTCCGACCTGAAGGAATACCGCGGCTGCATCGTGGAATATTTCCGCACGCTTGCCGCTCGAGATGCGTGGCACGCAGGGCAGGGCTATCGCGCCGGCCGGGACATGCGACTGATCGTGCTACATCGCGAACACGGTGAAATCGAGCGTCATCGCTGCGATGTGGGAATGCTTAAGGCAACCTAATCTGGAGCAACAACCGGACGAACGGAATACCTCATGGCTTTCGATAGCTCCTCTCGAAGAACCGCGATGCCCTTGGTTTGATTGATCGCCAGGTGTAACGCAGCTTCTTCAATCGACATGCTGCGATACCGCACCATCCGAACAGCGTGATATGCGGCTGGGTCATCTCGCGCTAGTTCAACGATTTGTTGCCACAATTCATCTAAATTCATTTCCCCTCCTGACTATCCATCGGCGATGCGCCAATCGCTCTCGATTTTTGATCTTTATTCCATACTGCATCATGAGCGTGGCCACACCTCGGGCATTGGATGCCGTAGTGATCCCCGCAGGCTTCGCAGAATGTTGAGCATTCTTCCCAGTCCGCAATATGGCTCCATTGGTTGCACTCAGAGCACAGAATCTCGCAATCATCGGTAGCTTTGGGCTCAAAGCTAAACATCATGTTTGCATATTTTGCGTCCATCCCGCCTCCCGCGCTCTCGCGCATCAATCAGCCAGCCGATCCCGGCTGCGCGTCTGCCATATCTGGCACTTCATTCGACCACCTCTTTCCTGAATTGCGCAAACAGCCAATACGCACCTCCAAATGAGCCGCGCCTGAACTGCGTCAGCGTGACCAACCGATAACGATCGGGCCAGCCAAGCGCAACAACGTCCCCTGCGCCAGCATTGTCGTTGAACTGGGGGTACACGAACTGCATAGTGTTGGAAACGCGATCCACCCAGCCATCACCAGGGTGTGCCGCTTTCACGCCTTGGCTCCGCAACTTCGCAATCCATGCGCGCTCTGCGCGCTTGTGGTCGAGGCAGACTTGCGCCCAAGTCTTGACGAATTCAGGACCGGACGAGCTCACAACGCAGTTAAGCAGATCCTGACTCATCACGCCTCCGTACCCGTTTCTGCGCGCCGCATACCAAAGACCGCCATCAGCGCGTCCAACGTGTTCAATGCCCGCCACCCAGTGTGTTGCATGCATACCTCCGTCGGCGCACTGCTTGTGCTGGCATGTTTCGCAATTGTTCGGATTCATCGCCTTCATATGCATTCCGCCTTATCGCTGTTCGGTGATTATCTTTGCCGGAAGCGCCAGGTATAAACGCGTCGTCTCCAGCATCTTGGTCAAAGCGTCTCTTGCGGTGTCTTGTAGATGGTCTTCCATCGTTTGCTTACCTTCTCTTGAATCTCGATGGGGCCATCTTCTTCGTACTGAGCCGCGTATAGCATGGTCGTGCCCCTTGCTACGCGCTCTGGCCCTTCAGAGCTCGCTACTGCAACGCCGTTCTGCATGATTCGGAAATGCCTGTTCTGGCTCATCTCGTCGTCTCCAACATCCTCGTCAGTGCTGCTTGCATAGTTCCAATCGGTCACGTCTGTATTGCGCCCACACATCGCGCCTGCGCCGATCTGCCTCCTTTGGTTCGCATGGAAGAATCCTTGACTCCATCGCCGCATGAATCGGGCAGTAGTCGATCGTGATGCAGAATTTCGTGCTGTGAATCGTTCCGCCATCTCGCCTGCATGCATTGCAGAGGGGTGCGTCGCATGTGAATGGCAGCGGGAATGTTCCGTCTTCGGAGCGTCCGGTGTAGGGGCTGCCATCCTCGAAGTGCCCAGCAATCGGCCAGCCAATAGGAAAGTCGCACAGCCATTCAGCGCGACCTCCGCAACGGATACACTCATCGCTCATCTCACCCCTCCCCATGCGCGGGCTTGGCCCGAGTGTTCCATGCTGAAATGGCGCCTTCTTCAGAATCGTGCGCGTATGTAGATGGGGTTATGCGACATCCCGAGTCGTTGGGACATTCCACATACCATCTATCCGATGCCGAGTGCTTCCCAAACTTTGCTGGGGTGCCACAAAACGGGCACGGCAACAGCTTCGTCTCACCCATGGTCGCTCTCTCCAA